GACCTCAGATAGTTCTGTGGTGGTAAGGTTTGACGCTGGGCTTGCCTCTGTGGCTGTAGCCGTGCGTAGCTTAACAGCGTCTGCTAGTAGTTCCACCTTCTTAACCGCGGGAGTTTGTTGGAACATGGATTCTTGAACACCCATAATTCGTAGCTCAGCCGCAAAGTCTCGGTAGGTAGCTTGAGTGCCAGCAACAACACCATCATAGAAGGCTTTCTCGGCTGTTGCTTCGATAGCAGTCTGGGCGTCTAGCTGGGTCGTTTGGGAAGCTACGAGTCCGCTCTGGTTAGCTACTAAACCAGACTCTGCATCAGTCTTTAGTTCCTGAGCGTCAACTAATAGTTTTTCAGCGTCTACCTTCAGCTCCTGAGCTAACAGTAAATCTTTCTCTGCTGTTCTCTTTGCTGTCTCTTCTACTTCTGTGGAAAGTTGTTGTTCTGTTAAGGCTTCCTGATCAGCTAATAGTTCTGTTTCAGCATCAACCTTTAACTCCTGAGCTAACAGAAGGTCTTTCTCGGCTGTTCTTTTAGCTGTCTCTTCTACTTCTGTAGAAAGCTGCTGTTCCGTTAAAGCTTCCTGATCAGCTAATAGTTCTGTTTCAGCTTTGGTCTTAGCAATATTAGCTAACTCACCACCAAGACGTAGTGTACCTATTTTCTCTTCTACGTTTCCTTGAAGGAACATCACCTCGTCCATTCCGAGGCTTCTCAGCTCTACGGGAAAGGCTGTAAAGTCTAGGACACCGTTAGAGTTACGGACGTGGGCTTGTTGGAGGATAGCTAGACTAACTAGCTCTTCGTTGTAACTAAATTTTTGTAGCTCTTCTGAGCCGATTAATCGCGTTTGTGCGATACGAGAAGCGCGGATTGTGATGTAACGTCGTGCTTCCTCTGGGATGTCTGAGCTCCACACATTAGCGGCGCTGCTTGGGTGTATGACAATATCAGCAGTCTCATCATAAGCGCTTGCTGTTTGTTGATTGAACCACCAGCCTTTAGACTGGATGTCAGTGCTTACTTCCTCAATGGTGTTTAACGCCAGCGACACTTGCTGTGGAAGAGCTCCACCAGAAAGAGAGTTTACTGGCGACTCACCTAGGTTAGCAAGGACGATATTTACAGACTCAAGGAGAGTCGTAGAGATTGTAGTAGTAGGCATATTATTTATATAAAGTTAAAGGGATTTAAAAAGAGACCCCAAGGGGATTGTCCCAAGGGGTCTCAGATTAATTGGTATTACTTACGCAGGGAGAACCTTAACGGCACACTCAGGGCGTAGAGCACCGTGGCCCATTGCATATTTAGCAACGAACAGGGTACCTTGGCGTTGGATTTGGTACTCGGACTCTGTAGCGAGGTCGAGCAACTTAACCGTACCGATAGCTTCCTTAGTACCTGCAAGGAATCCCTTGGCAGATGCTGTGCCGCTAAGAGCGGAGAAGTCACCGTTGTAGCCAGTACCACCAGCACCGAACACATCATTGTTAGATGCGCCATCACCAGTAGCTACAGCAGAGTCATCACCACCAGCAATGATGCTGTCGAGATGGTTGCTCTTGAAGAGGCTGATACCAGCAACTTGAGCAATCTTACCTGTTGAAACATCACCAACACCACCTGTGTCACGATTGATCGCAACATTGTCAGCAGTGAGGAGAGTGTAGTATTGGCTTGGAGTGAGAACAGCAAAACGACCTTCTTCAGGAGCGTCTTTCTCGTCAAGCGAGCGAGCCACAGCGTAGAGCGAATCAACAAGACCAGCGGCAGTTGTGGTAGTAGCACCAGAGACGCTTGTGCCTCCGTTGCCTCCGATTTCGGACGAACCACCAGCAGCAGCGAAGAGAGTCTTCATTGTTGCGATGTCGAAGCGCTTAGCAAGAGCCTTACCGAGTTCCTTAGCGTAGATGCTACGAACGTCGTAGTGGTTCTTGAGCTCATCGATATTGGCGATGAACGTCGAAGCAATCAGAACGTCATCAATGTTGATGGTGCGCTCAGCGTGCTTGATGTTGGATAGGTAGCTGTTAGAGCTGTCCACGATGTCTTCACCGACTGTGTGGTATTTAGCTTCAGCAACACCTGTGACAGGGAACTGAGCTGTTTTACCAGACGAGATGGTGCGAACCATGTGCAGGTCTTTCATGATGTTCTGCTCCTCAAAGGTAGTCAGGATTTCTCCTGAGAACACTTTAAGAAAGAGACTATCTGCGTCTCCAGAACCGTTTACTTGTCCCAAACGGGACGGACTTGTATTAGCCATTGTATTAGTTTTTCTTTTTGAGTTAGTTTACTTAGTAGCAACTCCCAGAGTGGGGGTTACAGGTTAGGTGTTCTTACTCACTTGGTTCACCGCTAGGTTATCCTCCTCGGAGGGCAAAGCTGTTACTTCTTGCGGATATGAACGAAATTGGTTTACTTCTTTTTATTAACGCGCAAAGACACGCGAGCAGCCTTAGTATTTGAAACAAACTGCTTACCCTTAGAGCCAGCTTTCTTTTTCTTTTTAGCTGTAGATGCTCGTTCTGATTTACTGAGGCTTCTAGCTTTAGCGATGGGAAGGCATCGGTCAGGGTTCTTCTTATTCTTGGAAGTGCCACACTCACCTTTGATGTTTCCATCGGTTCCAATACGAACCCAGCGTTGGGCTCTCCATTTTGCTAGTTCTCCCATGTTACTTTTTCTTTTTGACTTTTAGGTTCTTACGCCCTTTGCCATAATTAGGGTCTTTGCAATATTTAGACGCCGCCATGTTTGCATAAGCAGATGGGTATTTGTCGAAGGTGCGCTTTGCCCAAGCGATTCCTTTAGGGCATATTTTAGCCATTAGTATTTTTTGGGTTTAGATTTTTTGATTGTTAGTTTCTTACGTTTCATAGCACATTTTGAACATCCACAGTTTTTCATAGGTCAGCACTTCCACTTTCTAAGAGCGAGAGCTTTGCGAGTAGGACGTCCTTTGGAGTCTTTCATAGGCCCCTTGACACCACTCATACGAGCACAGAAAGAGCGTTTTCTAGCGCCTCCTTTAGGTTGAGGTGCTTTTAGGTTAGAACCAGTCTTACGATTGTAGTAGTCTCTGCCTTTCTTGGAGAGACCTCCACTCTTAGACTTATGTTCTTTCCGTAGGCTTACGCCTTTTCTCTTTGCCATTTATGTAGTTATTTATTATTGGGGTTGCCCTACTTCTGTAGGTATTAAGATTGATTTGCTTCTGGTCAGCTTGTGGGTTCTCAACACGTTTCCAAGCTCCACCACCTCCGTTCCAGATGAACAGCATGTGGTCAGCCGTAGGTGTAATCCCAGAGGCTTGAATGTGCTTCGCGTAGTGGCTCAGAACAGCATAGGCGATACGCTCTCCGACCACTGGGTCAAAGGCGTCCGTATGAGTGGCTTTAGAACCAGTAATACGGTTGTAATCATCTACCATTACCTTGTGTATCTGGTAGTGACCGTAAGCAGCCCCGTTGTCACCTACTACATCGTAAGGACTGTCAGGATAAACCTCCCACTTAGGGATAAGCTTAACAAAGTCTTTAAGTGTTATTGAAGGCGCTGCTGGACAGCACCCAGTAATAAGTAACAACAACAGGACTGCTATTTTATAGTTCAATTTAACGAACCTGAGAAGAACCAAAGTAGAAGCCTACAATAGCAAGCATCGCTTGGCGCACTTCAGGTAATAGAACGAAACCTTGCAGAGATTCCCAGCTACCAGCACCAAGGCCAAGTAGTTTGAAGAAACCTCCGAGTCCTTCTTTCTCCACCGTTATAGGTGTGGATGTTAATGCTAGGATGAAGGGAGCGACGATAACAGCAAACAGTATAAAGAATACGAAGATGCGTCTTATCCATACACCACCACGAGCGGATGCTTTATCAGCAGATTCATCAGCTACTCCTTGTTTTTGAAGAAGCATCTCAAAGTTACGGGTTTGTGCTTCAGCTTGTGCGGCAATCATTTTCATTACAAAGCCTGACACACCTCCACCAAGCATTGCTACTAATTCGATAGACATAATATTTGTTGGTTTAAAAGATTGAGGAAACAGACATCCGCTTTTCTACGTTTTCACGGTAAGCTGGATCACTAGCATAACGAGGGTCACGCATAGCTTCAGTAACTTGAGCAGTAGAACCAAAGGGCTTTACACCTGAGTCACCTGAAGTGGAACCTTGAACGAGAGAAGGGCCTTTGCCTCCAGCGGCTTGGAACTGAG